ACCTCTGTGTTTAGCTTTATATTCGGGTAAATGGTGACTATGTAGTGATTGTACACCAGTTACTTGACCTGCTGCTTTAGCTACTTTAGCAGCTTCACCACGATTAGCAAATTTGCCATTGCTAAGTAAGAAACCACGTTGACCTTCAGCGTCAATGTCTTTATGTTGCAACCCTAAGCGTGGAGCTGGTACAACTTTACCTGAGCTAGTTTTAATTGCTGGGCGTGCGACTTTAGTAACCATGATTAGCTCCCCACAGGTGTAGATTGGTGAAGTAAGTAGTCTTTATTTTGGCTACCCGCAGATGAACCAAAGTAAAAGCCAATAATTCCAGTCCAAGCTGTACCTAATGAACCAAGCATAATCATTAGCTCGTCAGATTTAGTAGCATACCCTGCCATCAATGCGTAAAGGATGCCAAAGAAGCCAAAGGTCACAAAAATAGCCAATGCGCCAGGTATCCATGACTTTGTGGCTGACTGCATTGTACGAGCTGAGCTACGGTCTTGAACCGCTAATTGCTCAAAGTTTAAGCCTAGTTGCTGAGCTTGAGATTGCAATTGCAACTCAGCTTGTTTAAGTGAAGCGATTTGATCGGCAGATAATTTTCCGTCTTGAATTGTTTGATTAACTTTAGACTCATCCACACCAAGGGCTTTAGAGATTGCAGTTACTGCTAATCCAGCAAGTGGACCACCTAAACATGATGCGATGGTTGGTGCAATTTGTTCTAACCAGTTCATATTAAACTCCATTCGTATAAGTTGCGACGCCGTTCACAAAATGAGCAGTCAATACTTCACGACGCATTTTAGGGTCAAACGAGATATGCACCCAAGTGCCTTCTTGTATTAATTGATCAAACTGTAAGTCTGAGGCGGCAAGTTGTTTAACGATGTCGAGAGGTGTGCCACGATCAGGGCAAGTAAAATCAGCAGCATAACCATCTATGTGAGCTGAATTGCTTGCGCCATGTAAAGCTTTATTCAATTCAGGGCAACGATAGCCTGAGCTAATTAGGAGTGGGCTGTTGTATATGCTCAGCAAACTACGCACTTTTTCTAAACCTTGAGCCAACACATTAAGATTGGCTAATACCGCGTCTGAAGGCGTATTGTCGATACCTAAACGTACCGCTGTGTCTGAACGAGTAAGCTCCTCAAGACTAAAGTGAGTTGTTATTTGTGTCATTTTGTTTACCGTGAATTAAGCGTTGAACAGTTTTGGTCTCATATATCCGTAAGCAAACCCATAGAAAGGAAAGCCATGTAGTCACGACTGGTAATATGCCAGTTAGCACTCCAGCCAATCCAGCAATGGCTCCAATGTCGATGGCGTTCTTAACGTGATCGTGTTCCATTTTTAATTACTCCACTGGGCTTTTGGTTGCGCTGGCCACACGATGTCACCAGCTACGGGATTAACTGCAATTGAACGGATAGCAGTACGATAAGTAACAAACGCTGCACCATTATCTAAATGTGGTGACAATGACTGATCGTTTACGCTAGGCACTTCTGACCAATCTGTTTCAGCCAAACGAGCTTTAGCGTACTCTTTATTATCTTCAGCAGTAGGCGGTGCTGGTGGTGGTGGCCACGAACCAGTAACGTCCGTCCAACCATTAGCGATAGCTTGGTCAATGAGATTTTGTTGAGTCGCAGGGTCGTATGCGTAAACTACACCTGCTTGTGATTGATAGTATTCCATTATCTTAACTCCCACCATGCTATTAAATTACCATTAGATAAGCCTAGTGAATAAGTCCCACCAGGTGGCACAATTGCACAAACTGAAGTGTAAATTACATAACTTGTAGATATTTGTTCATCAACAATGTTACCCCCAACCGATAAGGTTGTTGTATATGTACCACCAACTACAGATGTAATAACTCTAACAAAAATTGGTAAACTTGTACTATTAGTATACGTTGTGCTTGCTGCACGACTACTTGTAAGGTTATTCCAAGTTTGACTACCTTGCCCTAAAGCATTGGTAACATTCGTTGCAAGAGTTGCTAGTGTTGCAGTTGCGGCATTTCCCGTGCATGACCCTGAAGAACCACTAGCATTGCCAGTGATGTTGCCAGTGAAACTCACACCTGAAATTGAACCGCCCGTAATTGATACTGAGCTTGAGCTTTGGAAAGCCATTGTCCCTAAACCACTTAATGCAGCAGGTGCAACTAATTGAAATTCAGTACCGTCGTATTGAACGATGATAATGGCGTTTGCTGTTATGTCACCAGCAGCTAAAGCTGTACTACCTAATTTTGTGACAGCTTTAGCCCCTACGCCATTTACATTGAGTGTTACTGCGCCAGTATTGGCACCTGCTGATATAAAGCTAAACATTTGACCAGCTTGGTAAGCTGTAATGGCTGGAGTTAAAGTACCAACGATTGTATTTGTACCAGCTACCGAAGATAGGAATGTGAGGCTTGAGTTTTGTACTTGAGCGCCTGTTGTGAAGTCCACACCAGCAACGGCAGGAAGTGTATTACCTGCCCCATCACCTTTAAGAACCCCTGAGCCACTTGTTGCACCACAGGCATTACCGTTTACTTGATTTTGAATCCAGCTAAACAAGGTCATTACTTGAGTTGCGTCCTCAACCGTACCATTTTGTAAGGTGGTTGGAAATGTGCTGATAATGTTACTCATAATCTACCTCAAGCCTGTAATAAGTAGCCAGTACGTTGATACCTTGCATAGAATGTACCAATTGCAATGGATGTGGATGCTGGCGCAAGTACGTCAATTGCTAGTTTATTGAATACCAACGGTATTGTCCAGTTTACTGCGTATGTTCTAGGTGAAATTGTTGAGCTTTGCCATGAAGTACCATCGCCCCACTTATTAGACCCCCAAATACCCCCAACTTGACCAGTCGTTACGTTAGTACCGTTGATATAGTTACCTTTGTCATCATAAGCTGAAATGGCATACGTAGTTGCATTACCAATAGATGAAAGCTCAATCGTGGACTCCACAACTTGCTTCATTTCCATGTCATCACGTTTTGGGAATTGCGCTGATTTAAGCTCTACGTTGTAAGTTGCACCGTTATCGTTATAGACGGTTGACGAGCTTGGGTAAACATACCCGTTAAACATTTTGGCACCACTACCATACCCTGTAAGTATGAAATAGTTACCTGCTGACGATACGCAGTCATATACAAAGCTGTGTGGGCCATTCCAACGCTTTTTACGAGTATCAAACCAATAGTCGTATGTGCCAGCCACACCATCAATAATTGTTGGGATACAGATGCGATAAATGTTGCCAGCAAACGCTGCCGCAACACGTGTAGGCTGAGTAATGTATCCGAAAGGTTGTCTAATATCAGGTGTTGCACCATAACCATCTTGGTAAGTCACTGGCATCACTGCACCGAAAGCATTAACCAAATAAGCTGAGTCAGGGCCAGCAAAGAATGTCCCTAACGGTGATGGTACAACTGACCTTGGGCATACTGACCCAATGTTAAGTGACAAGTAGTTAAGCGATAATGAACCTGTGATTGCCGAGTCACCTGTAATTTGCCAAATTTGAGTTGCTTTAAATGCAATAAGCGCGGCAATAACACCTGCGGAAGTAGTTTGTACAGGTAAGCCTGACAATGCTGTAATTGGGCTAGTGTCGCCTAGTGTCAATGATTGGCCTGCGTTTGTCATTACGGTTGGATTGAGTGAGTCACTGTAATAAGCAACGTTACCGCAAGCAAAGTATGCTCGGTTGTTTAAGTTAGCCACGAAGGTTGGGACGCTAGGTAAACCATGCCCTGTCGTGTTCATTGTGCTATATGCTGGTGCGGCAGGATTACTAATGTCAATCACACCAAAGAATGACGTACCAGTGCCGCTATACCCAGGGTGAGTAATGATAAGTTTAGAACCAATACTTGCAATACTTGGTGGTGTCCAAGCACCTGTGGTCGCTGGTGATGTTGGACGACCTTCAGAGTTACCAGCAGTAACACCGCTAATGGTAATAAATGCGCCTGTTTGAATGTTGTAACAGAATGGCTGGTCTTTACCAGCAGTAAGTCCTGTGGCCACCATGCCAAAAATGTAGTTACCAATGGTGATTTGAACAGAAATGAAGCCAGGTGTTGTGAAACCTGCAAAAGAAGTGAAACCGCCATCAACGCCTGGCCTAGCAACCACAATCTCAGGATTAGATTGGTCAAATACTAAGTTTGATAGCTTACGGCATGCACCTGGGAATACATCCGTTGCATCATAGGCGTCAGCTAATCCCTTCGGAGTGAATCTGACGGGTACTGAATCTGCTATAGGCATAATTTACCAAGGGTCGAGTTTCGTTGGACGGTTAGAACCACCGATACGGAATCGACGAGGATCTAATTGCACTTCTTTAACGACTTGTTGCTCGTCACCTTCAGTAAGTAAATGAGCTTCAAGCATCTTGTCACACATTGCCACCCACGCATTGTAGCGAGAGTCGTCAGTGATACGCATCATACGCATCGCTGTGGCTTCAATTAAATAGTCTTGGTCTGAGAACCACGGAATAGCCGCGCTGGTTTCAGGATTTGTAATTGGGTTTTGACGCAAATAATAACGATGGGTAACAGTTATGTCTTGTGCCGATTGTGGGTAGATATAAAGCTGACCTAAGCCACCAGTCGCTACGGCTGAAAGGTCACTAGCCCACTCGTAAGGGTAGTTTGCCAAGCTGACTTGTTGTGTCTCAGAGTCGAATTGTTTTAACGATGCTGGATTTAAGAAATAAGGCTCACCTTGAATTTCATAAAACATATCGTATGTTCGTAAGTAATTGGCCTCTAATGGGAACGGACCATTACTATAAGCGGGGATGATTAGACTATTGGTGATTAAATTAACTTTTAAGTTACGGTGCAGCACAAGATCGTCGAGCACAAAATTCAACGCCCTGCCCCCCTGCGCGGTGAACCCTGGACACTTAGCTATCGCTAGAGCATCGGCAACGATCTGTGCTGCGGTGTAACTCATATTAGCCTAAACCGACCTTTTTCTTAGCTTCAGAAATGGCCAGCTCACCTTTCTCAATATCTTCAGTAACGCGAGTAATGTTAGTACCCATGTTTTGAATAGTAAGCTTTTCTTGTGACGTTAGTTTAGCACCATTCTTTTGTTTTGACTCAAGATTTTCTAAAACCTCTTTCATTTGTTTTAGAGCTTGTACGCCTTGGTCACGACGAGCTTCCAATTCAGGAATCTCAGAACGAGTACGCTGGTGATCTACAATGTCGTGGAATAAATTTACACGGTTATTCACAGACTCGACTGACTCACCTTCGTATAAATAGCCACTAACGTTGATTGTTTTACCATTTGGCATAGTCGCTTGAATACTGAAATTGCCAGTTACTAAAGCGCCTTGCAACGTGCCTTCTTCTTTCTTAGTCATTTGGTCATACTCCTTAGATTAACGTGTTTTTCCCATAAAATGGCGATTTGTTGGGCGACGATACGCATTTTCATTGTCGCCATGAATTGACTTCTCATGGTCCCAACAACGAGCAATACGGCTCTTTAAATCGGTCAGTGTATACAAGTCAACGGTATAGGTCTCGTTATGGAAATAATCTTGACCATTAGTTGTGAGTGAGATACCTGCGCCTGTCGGCAATTGTATCTGATAAAAATAAGTTGGTACATCAACCTCTACGAATTTTTGCTTACGTTCGTCGGTTTCCCAAGGGTTGGTGCATTTTTTAATCTTTACAGTTTTACCTGTTGGTTGTTCGTCGCTATTGCCCACATACATGCCAGCTTCGGCTGTGGCTAACGCATTACTTTCAGCAACACTACGTGCTTCCTGCTCTTGAAGTAACTGAGCTTGAAGGGCTGCAATCTGTGACTGCAACTCAGCTAATGTGACTTCTTTATTTTCAGTTTTAGGTAGTGATAATTTTGTATTTTCTTGTGACATGATCTTGCTCCTTAGTGAATAAGAGGGGCCGAAGCCCCTCTTAAGGTTACGTCATTATTCTGACGCAGTACCAGCAGTGTAGCCTACGCTAAATGCTGAGCTTGCTTCAGTACGAGCCATGTACGCATTGTTCAAGATGATAGTACCGTACATCATCTTCCAAGATACAACGCGAGTTTGGTTCATCGGATCTGACTTATCAGCACCTTGCAAGTAGTTGTATTCCACATCATCAAGCAATACTTGGCCATAAGCGTCCATACCGAAGAATAATGTTGGGAATACTGTTACGCCTGTTGCTGGTGCAGCAGGTGGTGTTTGTGCAACACCAGTACCAGTGATAACTACTGTTGAGCCTGAAGCCAATTGAGTTGCGTTACCAGCTAATGGGCCAGTTGAAGGACCTGAAGCTGATAGACCCAAGTTAGCTGGGCTTGCAGTTGTGCCGATGTACACGTTAAACACATAACCTGCCAATGTTGGCAATGTTACGCTGATAGAACCTGCACCTGAACCACCAACTGTCAATGCACCTGATACTTGGTAAATACGTTGTTCAACTGAAGTCGCTGTAGGAGCGCCAGTCACTTGAATGTAGTATGTACCAGCAGCCAAAGCACC